TATTCTTTTCGTTCATTTTTTGAAGGTCATACTTGCGTATTTTGTTGATAACGTCAGTGCCAAACATCGCTATCAATTGGTCAATATCTGCGCCTTTGAAGGTGTTATTGAGATAGCCTTGAACCTCTGCTTTGTATTCATCAGCAAGGTCTGACACTTCTAATTCAAGACCTAGTTCTAGGTTCTTTAAGTAAATAGCGGCCATTCGTTTCACCGCTTCAGGCGTAGTCGGAGCGTTAGCAGCTTTTAGCCCATCGATGATTTTAGATTGTAGCACTTGAGCTTGCTGAGCTTCTAACTGAGCGATTCGTTCTTCTTCAGCTTGTTGCTTAGCCATTTGCTCTTGCTCTTGGTATTGCTTTAATTGTTGCTCAAGCTCCATCATCCTACGTTGCTCAGGAGTCATTTGTTGCATCTGCAATTGCTCAAGGAGCATTGATTCAGCAATCTCAATCCCTTTAGGACCAAGGCGCTTTAACAGAGTGGCTGGATCTTTATCGAATTGGCTGACAAGATCGAAGGCTTTCTTTTTAGCGTCTTGAGCTTCGGCCATTCTTTTTTTAGCAGCACGAGCTAACTGTAGATCCCTAACTAACTGCTCCTCATTGGAGAGGTCGTACTCTTCCTCTATCTCTTCGCCATCCACTTTAAGCTTAAACTTTTTTATGAGTTTATTTATTTCTTGGGCACTCTGTTCATTGCTTTCTTTTGCAGCATCGCTATCATTTTGTGGAGCAATCTGCTCAGACAATGGTTGATCATGAGCAACCTCTGGCCCCGACTCAGGGGCCACGCCTTCAAAACTATCTATTTCTGACATTCAATAAACTCCTATTGCATAGGCGGCAAAGGACTCTGCGCTGGTTGTGGCAAATTCACGTTTGACGCTTGTTGTTCAAGTTGTGTTTGTGGGTTCATTGGTGCCTCAGGTCCAGGCTGAGGAGGCGCTTGAGGTGGTGGAGCCGGAGCAAAGGACGTTTGTTTGAGCATCGCTGCCATCTCAGGCGTCATTTGTTTAGACAGATCGATATGCTCTTGGATGTGAGTGAGAACGTTTTGCACGATGTTTGGATCTTTACGAGCTTCGACACTATTAAGCACACACGAATGCTCTAAAACGTGGATCGCATGATCATCAGTCAATAGTGCTGTCACTTGTTCGCCTTCCATCAAAGCTTCGTTCTCAGCTTTTGTGAGATGCTGACGACTACGGTCATACTCATATAGTGGTTCAAGGTTCCCAGTTGTTAAGACTGCAAGATACTGCTCCGGTGTTTTGATCATGCCAGGAGTTTGAAGGAGCTGATTAGCAATCTCGACACGGCCAGCCGAAGTTTTGGTCAAAGGGTTCGCTGTGTCTACGATGACACGGTTAACGCCTTCTAAGTCCTTCCCACTAAAGTGTTTCATCAAGGTTTTATTCGTCTTCCCCACGATGATCGCAATACGTGGCTCTTGTGCGTACTCTTGCAAAAGCTCGATGATGGCGGTGCCTACGTTTTCTAGTAGCTGCTGATAGCTTAACTGGAGGCCAGCATTAAATTGGATAGATTGTTGCTGAAGCAAAGCCATGGCGGTCCCTGACATTGATGCAGGTGCTTCCCCACGAGAAATTGGACTGACGTTTGAGAGAAGCTGCATCCACTGATTAATGGTCTCAGTGAAGTTAAAGACCTCTGGTGCAGTCTGGAGAAGATTTAATGGCTGTAAAGGTCCAAGCTTTGGATCAAATTCTAGGACTCTCAAGCCATCTTTGATGTCAGTGACTTTTAAGCCTGAGCCTTTGGGCATTTGGAAGTTCTGAACGGCATTCGCAGCTTGGTTTGTTAAAATGGCGCTCATAGTCATATCAAGAGCATCTTGCAAAGGGAGTAAATCAAACAAATAGCTATGGCCAAAAGGCAGGTCATAGACACTGGTTGTTGAGATGGGGAATGCGTAGAGCTTCTTGTAAGGAAGTGGCCCATCAAACAAAGTGATGTCCTTGTCCATGCAGATAACTAAGCGGCCCTCTGGCATCGCTGGTGTCTTATCGTGCATGAGCTTATAGACCTCGACCATGTCCGATTTTGTCTCAAAGTTTCGGTTCACAAACCAAGGATTCAATTCAAAGTCAGCATCAAGGCGCTGGTCTGATTGTAAGCTTAGGATCTTCTCCCCAAGCTCTGGATAAGTGGCCGCAAGGTCGTATTTGTTTTTGTACTCTCTAACAATCACCCACTCATGATGGTCGGCTGTGCGCTTGTAGATGTCCCGACACACGTCTTGCATACCGTAGACGTTCACGTCCACATCACCCTCAAAGATAGGGTTTTCCTGATCCTCATCAGTACGAATGACTTCCCCGGCATTCACATCCCACTCAACAATCATCCAGCCTTCTCGGAGCATTAGCGCTAACTCAGTGGCTCGGTTGAATTTGCGCTCCAGGTGCTTTTCTCTCATGTAGTAGTCAAGAAGTCCGGCCGCTAATTCTGTGGAGGCTTGACTATCAAGGTCTGAGTTAATGGCTCTTGGTTGCCAAGCAGGTCGCTGACTTGTGATCATCACGTGAAGGTTTCGCATGAGGGATGCATAGTTATTGACGTGGATCGCTCTCAAACCTTCCCCAGCATCTTTGATCTCAGTCGTGCCATAGGTGGCTTTATAGCTCTTTCGAAGTTGCTTAATGATGCCAGTGTCTCGCAAGACCTGTTTGTAGCTAATAAATTTCGCAATCACTTCCTTAGCGATATTCTCGCCCGATTCAGATGCCCAATAGATGTCTGCCATTTTTCCCCTCACAGTCTTAGTAGTGCGCTTAATTGCTCCGCATTCTCGTTCTCAGTCTCATCAATATAGAAGTCGTCGAACGTAGTTTGCACAGGGATCGGATTGGTCGTCACGTCCACATTTCTAATCATGTACATTAAAGAAGCAATTGCGTCAAAATGCCCAAGAGTGGAGCTTCTACCGAATGCCGAGCGTTGCTCATTCCAGAAGCCAAACTTCACAGATTCAAGCAACAACGTACAGCCCTCATGAATCTCAATCCGCCCATCTTTGAACCATATACGCATTTCGTTGACCATGGCCTCAAGGCTGTCTTTAGATGTTGGAATGAAGTGGCAGTCATGGAGGTAGCCCAAGTCCTGGAGAAGGAGGAGATTGTTGTTGTCAGCTATCCTTGTGATACGATCTTTTGATTTAAAGAGGCCACCTTCGATACGCTTAATGTTTTCTGCTACCAATGGAGTCGTCATTCTTGGGCCATTCACAGACCACTCGTGTTCTATACAAAGTTTTGCACGCTTAAAATCATAATAGCCAAAAAGGACCACGGTTAGATCCCTAATACCTATGTCCATAGAGACATAGTTTTGGTACCAGTGGCGATTAGATGGATTGAATGCTGTGACGCCTTTGATTTTTGATGCCTCTGGAATGATCGCAAAATCCTCGTCAACGATGACCTCGTTTAGATATTCACGTCTCCAGGCAGTAGATGAATCACCACCCGCTTCTTTACAGAACTCAGCGATTAGCTCATCTCTATATTGTCCATCATATATTGAATAACTGTGGTAGGAATGATCAATTTTTGCCTTTGTGATATATTCGCAAAATTCATGAGCTGGTGAAATTGGTGAGCTTGATGCCATAATTAGGCGGCTATCTAATACAGTTAAAAGCTGCGGCATCAATACGCTATCAACGAGATAACCCAATTCGTCCACGAATGCTGCCTCATCAATCAAAGCAAGGTCTGTGGCAGTTCCCCTGGCATCATCACTGTGGCCACCATTTACTCCCAAGCAATGGATGAATGATCCATTTTTGAAAATATAGGCTCCTTCTTGGCCATTCCATTTACCTCGGTATTTAGTGGGCAATTTATTAAATATTTCTTTAAAAATTGGATGCACCATTTTCCGAACGGCTTTTTGCGTCACTGAGGCATAGCGTATTTGCGCCCCCGATTTTTTAAGAGCAAAGCAAACAGATAAAACACAAAGAAGGTGCGTTTTACCTAAACGCCTGGAGCAATGGAATACACTCATTCTATTTTTTGCATCAATGAATTGAGTGAACATTATTTTTTGAACAGGCTTCAGACTTTCATAGAGAAATCTAATTGTCTCTACCTTATTCATTTTAGCCTTTGAAGATAGCTGTCAAATTCACTGTCTGATTCGTGTCATCTTGTTCAATATCTTCTTCTGTTTTTTGTTGCGGCACTTTGCCGAAATAGTAGTCCATAATGCTGATCAGCACCTTTGAATAATCTAAATCACGGCATTTGAGAGAATCTATTAGCTCTTTACCAAAATCGAAGTTATTGTCATGGCAAGCTTGTTGAAAGCGAACACTCGCAGAATGAGTGCTTTTGTTTGGAGAGCCAGGCTTTCTCCCTCCAGTTTTTGGCAATCCTTTAGGCCTACCAGGATTTCTCTTTGTTTCTGTTATAGATTTCTCACTCATTCATTTCCTCTATGCGTTTTTTTGCTATTTCGCTATACTCTTCACTCAATTCTATACCCATAAATTCAAAGTTAAGCTTTTTTGCAGCAACACCAGTGGAGCCTGAGCCCATAAATGGGTCAAGGATCGTGCCGTGTGGGGGTGTGATGAGCTTGATTAGGTATTCCATAAGTTTTAGGGGCTTTACAGTTGGATGATGGTTTTGATTCAATATCTTTTTATGCGGATCCGACTCTGAAAAGCCACGACCTGAATCGTTTTTTATTCCTGATTCAACCAACGGCATTCCCTCAAGCCCCGCATTGCGTTCCCTTTTGGAGGCCTTTGCGCAATAGAAGAAGCGAGATGCGCCGCCCTTGGTAGTCTCGTATTGTTGTCGGTGTAAGTCTTGTTCTTTCTGATTTACAAACGTAAACTTTCCAACAGGTCTTGGGTTTTTATTAGGACGGGATTGCAATTCTCCACTCTGCTCATCCAACAAAGCCGCAGTCTCCTCGTCGAAGATTGTGTTGGCTGGCCATCGGCCTTGAATAGAATCACGCTTTGATCGATCAAATTGATCATGCTCACCTTCGGTAAAAAACTCCATCCCCTTAGATGTTGATATTTGTGCAGAACGTCCCTCTTTTGCATCTTTATCGTTAACATAATCAATCCGACTTTCATCGACATTGATCGCACCAGTTCCCCACCTCAAAACATTTTCAGCAACAGTCAGCCCCTTTTCTAAGGGCTTGCGAGCCAAACAAATTATTTCACAGGAGGGCTTCAGGGCTGTTCCCCAGCCTTTCCATTCTTTAGCTTCATTACTTGATGGCAATGTTTTATATAACGGCCTCACTGAGGTTTTCCATCGAGCTTCATGTTCTAATTGTTTTTCTCGAAAAGCAGGATTCAATTCGCCTTGCAATGGCTCGAATCCTTTTGTTTTATCAATCGCCTTGCTAATATCATGCGATTTTGGGAATCCACTCCCATATATCCATTGAATGGCGTCCCTTATTTCAAAGCCAGCATCCTCAATATTTACGACCATTCGATGATAGGTTCTAGTCCCACCAAAACTTAACACATGGCCACCAGGCTTTAAGACACGAAACACTTCTTTCCAAATTTCAACTTTGGGCACGTCATAGTCCCAATGTTTATTCATGAATTTCAAACCATACGGAGGATCAGTCACTACAGAATCAATTGAATTTGCATCTAGTTCTTTCAGCTTTTCTAAACAATCACCTAAAATCAAAGTGGCCACTTTATCCCCCTCAATCCCACGAGTCGCCAAAACGTCCTTCGCTTCCACCAAGGCCGCTTAAGCTCTAGGTCGAGTAGTTCTAAAACCCTATTCGGCACATCCTCTACCTTCTCCCTCTGCGCTTGATCGACCAGGTGAGCATACTCCTGACGCTGAGATTTGAGGTCTACAATGTCCTGGCCGATATTGATGAAGATCCAATATTCGAGCTCATCACGGAGTTTTTTAACGCTGAGAGCTTTAATCATCGTAGAGTTTTAACTCCCTGAGTTATTTTTAATGCTGATAAGTCACTTTCGACCTCTGCGAGCATGACTTTTATCTCATCCATCTCAGACTTAGACCTTGGAGATAGAAGGTCCCTTGCGCAAATTAAAGAGACTATAAACGCATGAAAAAATAGCACTGACGGCACTTGAAGGGCCACCGCCAGCGCTAAC